GGGCTGCATATCAAGATGGTTTTCCTATTCAAACCAGAATGTCACTAACTTTTGAAGAAATGTCCATTCAGACTAAAGATGATGTTAAACCAAGAGGTTTATCTAGTAGTAAAACATCGAATGATGGGTCAGTAAGTACAGAATGGACGGATTCTGCAAAAAATAGTTTGTCTAATGCGTTCGATTATCCTTACCAAAAAAATATATTTAAATAATGCAATACTTTAGTTCACTACCATCAATAACACAGAAAGATAATAACGGCAATTTTATAACCGTTAGTAATATAATTTCTAGATGTTATCTATTATCACAGTTAAAAAACAATAATGTTTTGTTTTATAAGTATATTATAAAAGATGTAGATAGTCCAGAAAACATCGCCTATCGTTATTATAATGATCTGGATAGGTATTGGATGATAATGTATGCAAATAATATAATGGACCCACAGTGGGATTGGGTGCAGACAGATAAAGTATTGATTAGTTTTATTGTTAACAAATATAAGTCTGAAACCGCATCCAGTTTAGATATTGATGTTGCAAACGTAACTTCTAGTATGGTTCTATCTTATGCGACTGCAACCGTTCACCATTATGAGAAAACAGTAACAACATATGATTCTAGTGGAACACAGAAACAAACAATAACTATACAAATAGACGAAGATACTTATAATTCTACAGACGAAGAAACACAACAGTCTATTTTAAATGGTGTGACTATTACTAAAGAGATTACTACACAAGCAGTATCAATTTATAATTATGAAACTGATTTGAATGAATCTAAAAGGAATATTTATTTGATTAAAGACATATACGCATCCGATATGGAAAAACAATTTACATCATTGATGAGAGTATAGAATGACTAATAATAATCCTAATGCTAGTGTTTCCAGTATCAATAGTCCACTTAACTCATCTACTGGATATGATCTAGAAACACTGGCATTAAGTGCGCCTGCTTTTCCTGGTTTATTAGATTTGAAACCATACATGGTTGAGTTGAGTTATTTTGAAGATATGTATAACAATACTATATCCGGTAAATTAGTTCTTTCAGATACAGTCGGTGTTTTGAATTTTACAACTCTAAATGGTACAGAATTCCTAAAAATAAAATTAGGAAAATCTAGAAATCATCAAGTACCTATTGAAAGAACATTTAGAATATATTCAGTAAGTGATAGAAATTTCGACAAAAGTTTAAATCATGAATCTTATACTGTACACTTCTGTTCAGAGGATTTCATAACCTCAGAAAAATATCGTATAAGCAAAGCGTATAAAAAGAAATCTATATCTGAAATAGTCACTGATGTATTAACTAATGTGATGAAAATAGATAGTGTAGATAAGAAAAAAATATTCATAGATGAAACCAATGGTGTTTATGATTTCGTACTCCCAAATAAAAAAATATTTGAAACTATTAATTGGTTAGCTACCTATGCACTACCCAAAACAAGAGAAGGTGCTGATTTTCTTTTCTTTGAGAATTCTCATGGGTATTATTTCAAATCTCTACAAAACCTATTTGACCAAGATTCAGCATATATTTTTAATTACGACCCAAAAAATACAGATCAAAGTAACATTGATAAAAAATCATTTACTGTATTGAAATTAGAGTTACTTGATTATTTCGATACATTAAAATCTATACCTAGTGGCACTTTTGGAAATAGATTAATAAGTATAGACCCCCTTCGTAGAAAAAAATACATAACTGATTTTAACTATAGTAAATACTTTGATAAGGGATATAAATTAAATAGTTCACCAGTAACTAATAATTATAAAGATAGGTTAGGTAAACAATCATTCGATAGTGCTCCAAAGGATTTAGAATCCAGTACATTAAGATTATGTGTATCCAATTCTGTTGAAGGTAATGTAGACTATATTAAAAATTCACCTGGTTCTGTATCTAATGATTTCTTTGTAGAAAAATACTTACCAAATAGAGTAGCACAGATAGCTCTTGCAAATTATAATCGTTTAAAAATAACTATACCAGGAAATGTAAATTTAGTTGCGGGTATGGTTATATCATTAAATGTTGCTGGCGTATCTCACATGTCTGGTATTTTGAATAATTCAAATGCAGATTCTCCGAAAGAAAGAACAACAGACCCATTTCTCTCTGGAAGATATATAATAAGTGCAATGCGCCATGTTATTTCTCCTACAACGTTTTTCACGATATTGGAAATTTGTAAAGATAGTAATGCAATCAATTACTCTGGTATAAATCCAGATGATTCTGGATGGAAAGATTTAGTGAAAGGTAGTCAAAAATGATAGATAGAAATAATTTCATGGGTCTTAGTGGGTTTGTTTGGTGGATTGGTGTAATAGAAGATATAAATGACCCATTAAAAAATGGACGTTGTAAAGTTAGAATTTTTGGATGGCACACTGATAATAAATCCCTATTACCAACAGATGATTTACCTTGGTCTCAACAAATGTTATCTATTAATAGCCCCAATTCTTGGGGTTGTTTAAAAACAGATGATTGGGTAGTTGGTTTCTTCTTAGATGGTGAAAATGCTCAATTTCCTGTAATGTTTGGTCTTTTACCGTATATAAAATAATAATATGGCAACATCTAACACCACACCAAATAAACCACAAGGAGTTAATAGTTCTCCTTGGTATCAAGAACCGGGTTCATCTTTGAACAAATATGTTCAAGGAGTAATTGCAAACACCAACATTGATATTGCCAACTCTGATTTAGCTCATTGTTGTGATGTTACTATTGATGGAAAATTCATTATTTTTGGTACAACATTTCAAGCAAGGTCTTTGATAGAAACTACCAGAGCAGCAGAGTTATCTGCATGGATAACTGAATCAGTATCCCCAGTAATAGAAACCGTAAAAAAAGTAATAGATGCAATCAATTTTGTTGTGAATGAAATTAAAAAAGCAGTTGATTTTATAAAATATATAATTACCGAAGTTCAACAATTAATCCAAGCAATTCAACAACTAATTGATTTTATTCTATCCTTACCTGAAAAATTATTAGAGGTAGTTAAAAATTGTTTGGTTTCAGCGCAAGGGTTATTAAGTCAAACAATACAGTTAACAGTTGATGCAGTTAATACTAGTATTGCAAATACAACAACACAAACATCATAATTATGAACGAAAAAGAACTAGACCCACAGACAAAAGAATTAGTAGATGCAGTTAAGAAATCTATTAACAGTACTTTAGACATTATTCATAATATAGATTTAAAAAAAGTAGCAGAAAACCATATAGCTATGGAAGAATTAAAAAGAAAAATGGGTGTTAAATAATGACTGCTTGGATTGAACCAGAATCAGTTGCTAATACTGCCAACCCACCAACATACCCATACAATAATGCAACTGCAACTGCATCGGGTCATTCTTTTGAAATGGATGATTCACCTGATAGAGAAAGAATTAGAATTCAACATAGAGATGGTTCTTTTGTAGAATTTCACCCCAAAGGTCATGTTGTTAATAAGATTTTAGGTAATGGGTTTGAAATAATATTAAAAGACAAAAATGTTTCTATATCTGGTGATTGTAATATCACTATTAACGGTAATGCAAATATTCAAGTCGATGGTAATGCATTCACTAAAATAAAAGGTAATGCAGACCAAGTAGTGTCGGGTAATTTAACACAGGTGTGTGAAGGAGACACTAGTATAACTTCGGCAGTAGGTAAATCAGTTATCATTACCGCAGATAATATAGATTTGAATGCTGTTACTTCAGTAAATGTTAATGCCAATTTAAATGTTCGTGGTGATATTTTATGTAGACAAAGTATTACTGCTTTTGGAAATTTAAATGCAGGTATAAATGTTTTTGCAACAGAAAGTCTACAAACAACAGGGTATTTGTCAGTGTTGGGTGTTGGTGGTATTGGAGGTTTATTAACAGCCGGTGCAGCAATAACTGCGACTGGAATTGTCACAGCATCAGATTTTGTGAGTAGTATAACTACATTCAATACACATACTCACACATCAACATCACCGGGTTCACCAACTTCTGCACCAATCACATGAACTTAAACAAATCACATATAAATAACAGATGGCACAATTACAAAAAATATATTCGGATTTAGATTTGAGGTTTACCCCTCAACCTGGAACCAAAGATGTATCGTTATCTTATGACGATCAAGCGGTAATTCGCTCTATTAAAAATTTGTTATTGACTAAACCCAATGAGAAGTTATGGAACCCAACGATAGGTTCTAATGTTGATGGTCTTTTATTTGAACCGATTACACCATTAACGGCGAGTTTGTTACAAGACGAAATAACAAGAACAATAAACAACTGGGAACCACGAGCCAGGATTGCAACTATAGATGTAGTAGCATATCCAGACCAGAATGGTTATAATGTATCGTTATTCTTTTACATAGGAAATAACACTACCCCAACTGGCATTCAACTAGTAT